CACAACAACCAATGATTATAGGAAGATTGCCGGGAATGCACATGAATATGCCTGGCGGGACTGGAGAATCAGGGGAAGATGGATATCTACCACCAGAATCAGTACACAACTATGGTAAGCCAGAACTACATCGCTATCAGGGCGGTGAAGATATGGATAAGGGACAGACGCTAATACAGAGAGCGTCTCAAGAACTGGACATTAATCAAGCACCATCTGATGCAGAAGAAGTGTTTAGTGAACCACCTATTGCTATGCCCGAGAATAATTTAAACAATAGAGTGTTTGCTTCTAAGACAGGCGATAACTTCATTGTAATGGGAGATGGTAGTGAGAACGAGAGTTCTGATTACATTTTGATGTCCCACAGTTCGGGATCCGTGTTTCAGATTGATCCGAACGGCACTATATTTGTTAAGTCCTTTGGTGATCAGTATAACACAACTGATGGGGTCTTGTCAACNTATGTTACAGGTTCTTCTCATCATAATGTACAAGAAGACTGGTCACTTAAAGTAGAAACTGGTAGTGGTAAGGTCTATATTAATGGTGACCTAGACATAGAGTGTGAGAACTTTAATGTCACAGCACGAGCCAATATGAATCTTCATGCTGGAGTAAAAACGAACGTCAGTGCAAATGGCATCTCTGTACTTGCCTCTGGAGACGATATTAATGTGGGTGCAGTAGGAAATATTAAGATGAAAGCCGGTACTGAAGAGACAAAAGGTGGTTTCTATGTACAATCATTACATGGAGATATGCATTTAGACTCGTATAAGGCGAACATATTCACTGAGACATACACTAAGATTAGTAGTAACGGTACGCCGGCAGTGTCAGAACAGACAGTTCCTTATGCAGATGCGGGTCATCATGGTATAGAAATCAACACATTATCAACACTTCATCTAGATGCCAAGCACTTATCAGCAGATGGAACGACTGCATTAAGCCTGAATGGGGGTGTCATTGGTATTAAATCAGCAGGCGATATTGGTATTGCCAGTACTGGTGGTGGCACAGTTGGTATAGATGACTTCGTTAAAATGGCAAATGGTGATGGAACAAGCACCTCTAATAGTTCACTTAGTACTACAGATGGTGCTAGAAGTACACAAAAACCAAACAAGAGTTCGTATATAAGTGAGACAGAGGTGGTAAGTGTTGTCTCGCCAGGCGTATTACCGGCAAGTAAAGCAAAAGTTTTACCAGTAACTAAACGACTTAGACCAAATATTACAGGCGTAATGCCGACTGGAGACGAGTAATGAGTCAGATATGTGACAACACAACGCCCTTAGGAAGCAAGGGTGCAAGTGAAATATTGACTGAAACGGCAGCCGCTTTACAAGAGGCTATCATTGATTTAGACATTCTAGCGAATCAAAGTAACCTTGATGTGCTTGATCGTAACACTGTAGTAGTGTCTACCAATGCCCTAAACAACATATTATCTAACATGGATTTGAGTGAACTTGACTCACTACAGGCAAAATTTGATAGTGATGATGGTATTACATACACTGATTTAGCTGAATTTGCTGTGTCTAATGGTGTAGATATGGCTGAACTCAAAGATGAACTAGTCAAATTTAATGCTAATTTACCTAATGGAGCCGCAACAAATGCTGATCTAGGCGTTATTTCTGACACAACTGGACAGCCAGTTGCTACGTCATCATCACCAGTACAGACATTTGACACTGGTTCTGGAGCAAGTACGCCTGTTGGTGGTGGTAGAATTAGTACTAAACCACCCACTGATTTGCTTGCCGAGATACAAAGAGCGACTAATATAACGGGTATACTCTCAGGAAGAATAGCATTTAAAATTAACATACTGCCTGCTCTACTTGCTAAGTTATTGGAAAATCTAGACTTTCACTTCGCTAATAACATTGGCTCAAAGCTAACAGATGCCTTATGCTCTGCATTTAACGATGTCAGTAGTAAGATAAGCAGGGCATTTGCTATCATTGATAATACTAAAGTACTCGTTCAAGACGTAACTAATATACTAGAGAAAGACCCTAAGAAGCTATTAGAGCAGATGAAACAACGTGCTACACTTGAAACACTTGTTGGTGTCATAGAGAATGTAGTAAAGAAAGCACTTGAAGCCGCTAAGATGATTGCTTTAGCCGCTGTTGGGGGTACATTACTTGCGATAAAAGGACTTGGTGATGCCGCCACTACTGTGATGAAGAAGATAGCAAAGGAAATATCTAATATAACTGACGCTATGAGTGAAGCAAATACGGGCAATATCATTAAAGACATTGAAGCAGTTGTAGCAAATCTAGCAAGTTCATTTGAAAGACTTACTCCAGAAGCAGTCTCTAATCTCATGTATAAGATGTGTCAGAAAGCACAAGACCTTCAAGGTCAACTTATGGCGCCTGCTATGAAGCTAAATCGTACAGCAAATAGTATTGCCGCTGAAGTCACAGTACTTAAATCACAAGAAGCAATCACTACACAGAAAGCAGTTAAAGCCGGTGCTATACGAGTAGAAGAGAAAGTAAAAGTAGAGAAGAAAGAAAAGGTTATAGAGAAATCTAAAGAGATAGTAAAAGAGCAGAAGAAGCAAAAAGAGGTTAAGCCTGTTGAACGAGAAGCAGATATAATAACTCATAGAAAAGAGACTCCTGAAGAACGACAGATTATAATGGATGCCCTTTCAAATGGTTTTGTTGGCACTACTCGACTTACTGAACGTATTGGTTATTCTGACAGAATCGGATTGTGGGGTGGTAGAGAAGTAGATGAAATACGAGACACTAATCCACTTGTATTAGCTAGACTTATTCGTATGTCAGAGCAGGCAGACGAGTACTTTGATATAGTAACAGGCACAAAGCCTCGCCTTATCGTGGAAAATATTGGTGATAGTAAAGGTGGAATGAACGTGAATATGCATAATACTGGATGGGCAGTAGATATCTCAGCAGATGAGTTTAATCGAGAAGACCTTATTGTAGCGGCAAGTCAAGTAGGCTTTACTGGTATTGGTGTAAATCCAGAGTTTATACATCTTGATCTAGGCGCTAGACGAGGGTTTCAGAAGGGGTTAGCCGCCATTTATCCACAAGATGAAATAGACATACAAGCCATATTAGATAAGCATGAGATTGATGGCTTTAGAAAGAAACGCTCGTAGTAACGCATAAATATATAATACGACTATAGGAAGACGACATGGCACTATCACCAATAACACGAAATAAAGATTTCTTTTCAGACTTTGAATCGAATCTAGAGCGTATTCCTGGGCGTGAAGACATTGCTCGTAGAGTAAATGAGCAAGCAGTACGAGATAGTATTAAGAATTTAGTATTAACTGATCGTGGAGAAAGACTCTTTCAGCCCGACATTGGTTGTGATATAAGAGGTAGTCTATTCGAGAATATAGATCAGAATACTATTCTTATATTAAAAGAAAACATCAAGTCTACAATAAGACAATACGAGCCTCGATGTATTGTAAAAGACATTATAGTAAACGCTAATATAGATCGACATGAAGTGTTTGTAAAGATTATATTCAGTGTAATAAATACTAACAGAAATCTATCACTCACAATCGATCTTAGTAGGGTAAGATAAATGACAGATATATCACCAGTAACAACGCCTGATTTCTTTGCTACCAAAGAAGAACTCAAGACGTTTCTAAAGAATCAAGACAGATTCAAAGACTTCGATTACGAAGGCTCTAACATGAATGTACTACTAGATGTACTATCATATAATACATTCTATAACACATATTACTATAATATGGCGATATCTGAGATGTTTCTGGATAGTGCTACACAACGTAATAGTGTTATATCTCATGCCAAAGAGTTAAACTATCTTCCTACTAGTAGACGTAGTTCAGCCGCAAAGGTAAACGTAAGTGTAACATATCCTAATAGTGATAGCAACTATTTTTCTATTCCAGAAGGCACAGCATTAATTGGTCGATGTGGTAATAAGACATATAACTTCCTCACAGATCAAGCATATAGTGCTGTGAGATCAAGTACTAATGATGCTCTCTTTACTGTCAATGATGTAGACATATATGAAGGGCGTATTATTAAAGAGACTCTCTCTAGTACTGATACACTACTATCAAATGCAGGAATAGACACACGAAGCCTACGAGTGGTTGTAAATGGTGAATCATTCACATATAGAAGCGATATCTATGGTACTGGTGAAAGAGATAAGGTATTCTATCTACAGCCCGAGAACGATGGTAAGTATTCTATACAGTTTGGTGAAGATCGTTTTGGTGTACAGCCAACAATCACTGATACTATTGTAGCGACCTATAGAGTAGCGTCTGGCGCTTCCGCTAATGGTGTGACTTCTTTGACTTTGGGCGCTTTTGCTGGCGCAAGTTCAATCAGCGTAGCAGTAACTGCACAGTCTTCGGGCGGAAGAGAAGCGGAAGACATCGAATCAATTCGGACTTTTGCTCCAAAGGCGGCTCAGATACAAGAGAGAGCAATTACAAGAAGAGACTATGAGACTCTATTGCGTTCTCGTTTTCCTAACATACAAGCAATTAGTGTATATGGCGGAGACGAGGTAACACCCCCACAGTTTGGTAAGGTCATTATCTCTGTAGATGTAATTGGTGGTGAAGGTGTTGCTGACTATGAGATTGCAAACTTTCAACGCTATCTATCTGATAAGACTCCATTAACAATTGAGCCTATCTTTGTGCCTGCTAAGTTCTTATATGTGAATGCAAATATTAGTGTAACTTACGATCCTAATATGACAAGTAAGTCTGCTTCACAGATTCAAACAGAAATTAACTCTGCTGTCATTGACTATCAAGATAAGAATCTAAATGACTTTAATAAGACGTTTAGACAGTCACGACTTGCGGCAACTCTTGATGCTACTGATGTATCTATTATATCTACTGACATTGTTGCTAAACCAATCATTGAGTATGTTCCAGACTTAGGCGTATCAAGATCACCTTCGTTCTCGTTTGAATCGCAACTAGTTCAGCCTTATGGATTTGATGCGACAAGAGGGTTCGATACATATAAGCCTGCAATATCATCAACAGCATTTACTGTAAGTAGTCAACTCGTAACAGTACAAGACGATGGTAATGGCAATCTGATGCTAGTGACATTTGGTGGTGATCAAGAGTCAGTATTTAAGCCATCTGTTGGTACTGTTGATTATGTGACAGGCGCTGTTAAGTTTAGTGACCTGAATATCGAGTCTTTTGTAAACAGCGAAATTAAGTTCATTGCTAATACACAAACCAAAGATATTATTCCACCTAAAGATAGAGTAATAGTAGTTCGTGGTGAAGATGTCACTGTAACCGTAACACCATTGGAATCATAATATATGGCAATTGATATAAGGGATAGTATCTACACTGACATTGCAAGTCAGTTTCCGGCTGTCTATCAAGAGAATAACGACTTCCTTGTTGGATTCATCGAGGCATATTATCAGCATCTTGATAGTAAGCTAGATCGTGATCTTCCAAAAATAAAAGATGTTGATAGTACGTTATCTGCTTTCCTTATTCATTATAGAAATAAACACATGGCTGGTCTACCACTTGCAACTCAGCCTGCTATGGATATTCGTTTTGTTGTAAAACATATTACTAATCTATACACAAGAAAGGGTACTAAAGAGTCTCTTGAGTTATTGTTCAAGACATTCTTTGATGAAGAGATTGAAATCTTTTACCCTGGTAGTCACATCTTAAAAACATCTGACTCTGTATGGGGTGGTGAATCTTTTATTGAGATGGTGAGTGTATATGATGTATTAGAATATCCAATACAACGTGGTAACACAATTATTGGTGATCTTTCAAAAGCCCAAGCATTTGTTGATGGTATTGTATTTGTAAACTTTGGTGGATCACTCACCCCCATCATGTATCTTTCACAACAAAGAGGCGTATTCACTGCTGAAGATTCTTTAGAGGTTCGTGGTGCTACTGATGATGGTGTTGAGTTTATTAAGAATGTTGGTAAAGTAATTGCTGGCTCTTTAACGGATGTTTCGATAAATGCAAGATCAAGAGTGCCGGGTCAGGCTGTAGGAGACACAGTACAAATAAAATCAAGAGAGAATGGAGTTGGTGCTAAGGGTATTGTAACTAGAGTATCTACAGAACAAATTGGTACTATAGAGTACACTATTGAAGATGGTGGATTTGGATATATTGATCCATCGTCAATTAGAGTTGGTGGAGCGCAAGCACAATTTGCTGATGAGCAGATTATAAGAATTAGTAATCAAGTAGTTATTCTTGAGGGAACTGAAGTTCAAGATATCAGCCCAGGAGACTCGTTTGTTTTTCCAGGCTCTACTATTGATTACGCAGGCATAGAAGAAGACAATGATGATGGTCGTAAGAAAGTAAGATATGGATTAACTGGTGCGGGCATTGTTACATCATATCAACACCCTCTTGTATTCTTAAATACTGAGAAAAATAAGTCTGAGTTATTTGAGTTTTTATCTGACACATATGTACAGGGCGATGCCTACCGAAACAAATTATATGACTCTTTCTTCAATGCATATAAAACAGAAAGAAAGGGTAGTCTTACTGATCCGATTTATGATGTCGATGATGTTGAATTGATGAAGGTTATTACTGAGTCGTCAGAGAATGGTGGTATTCTAGGTAACTTCACTGGTCAGGGGAATATAGCAACTACTGTAGCAAGTGGTACAGGCACAAACCACCGTGTCTTAACACTAACAGAGGATAATTTAGTTGAGTATCTTCAGGTTGGTGAAACAGTTACATCTTCTGGTGCTTTTTCTGGTAGAGCAAGTATAGAAGCTATTGACATTTCAAATAAAAGACTTACAGTAAAAGTATTTGAGGCAGGCGAAACTCTTACATCAGAGACCGATAATGATACTGTTGTCGTTACTGAAGTTAACAATGGCGTATACTCTGTTCCAGAAAACGGAGCAAATGTATTCGCTTTGGGTGAGATATTAGTAGGCGATACAACTGGTAATAAAGCGAAGATCACAGTACTAGATACAGTTAATAATACTATCACTGCTGAATTTGCACAAGCTGGTTCAGTAGTAGAAGGTACACTATTTAGTGATCATGATGGTGATCTAAGTCATAAGTCAATGAGAGTGCAAACTGGTGACATAAGAATATTAAAGACGTATATGCTTGGTCTTAACAATGGTTTCTATGATGGAGCAGGTGATAATGATGATTGGATAGGAACTGAACAAAACCCAAATGAAGCCTCCGGGGCGCAAGGTTCTGGTTCAGAAGAGACTGATCTTATAGATAGAACTCCAACCATTTCTCCAGTTATACCGGCAACACAAAGTACGAACCTTCCTAACTTAACACTGAATCAACTAAAAAATGGTCAACACTATACTGTCATATACCCAGGCACCACACTAGGTACAGATGACTGGGTTAAGATTGGTGCTAGAACAGGATATGCGGGCGAAGACTTTGTGTTCGACACTTTGTTGATAAATCAGATTAATGATAATACTGGTTCTATTGAAAACCATGATGCTATCTTTACTCCTGCAAAACAAGTATACGCATTACTCTTACATTACTTGGTACAACAAGGTATTCTTCCTAAGTTGACAATTGGTACTGCATTTGAAACTGCATCGACTCCCGGCGTATACGATAGTTATTTCACTAATGTGCAAGACCTTGTACCTGGCAGACTATACAGTATAGCAGATTTCGGAAACACGACTCTTACTGATTGGACTAATCTAGGGTTTGATATTCCCACATTCACTGATGCTAGTCTAGCTATACATAATATTGCAAATGAGTATTCAGCGTTGAAACCTGGTCGCAGTTATATGATACAGACACTGGGTAATACTGATTGGAGTTTGTTGGGTGGGTCAGCAGAGTCTCAAGTAGGCGATACCATCATTATGCCGGCTACAATGCCATCTGCGCCCGGAACAAATGGTACTCTTTTTGATATAGCGATGCTACATATTTTTTATACTGCTACATTTACTGCTACAGCCTTACCTAATGATTACTCGCTTGTGGGTAAAAGTGGAGTGTGTGTTGACTATAATAATGTTAGAGGTACATTAACCGATACTAATAATAATGATGCATCAGTTAGCACTAATACTTGGACAACTGGTGGAGTATTTGTTAATCCACTATTAGACCAAGGTAGTGAAAGTAGAACTCCCCCAGAAAGTGTTCTTGCTAATGGAACATTCAGTGCTTTTGTGAATGGTAGCCACACTAACGTGGTAAGATGTACTTCCGTAAGTTCTTTGAACGAATCTTCTTCGTTTGAATTAGACTCTATTGACGATGCAGAGATTGTTACATTATCAAGAGATAAGATTGGTGACTATTATAGAGAGATTCTTGATCCACAAAACGCAGGGCTTTTAGATCTCCAAAATCCATATGCTGATGGTAACTATGATATGTTGGGTGTTGCTGACTTAGAAAATATCGACACTTTATTGGGGAATGCTTTTGGTTCAGTTACGTTCAGAATAGGAAGTTTAAAAACTCTTATTGGGAATAACCCAGGTACAAACTATCAAAATGATGTTGGTGTTAGGGTTGTAAATAAATTGATAGAGTCCTTAAATAAAAAAGATATTATATTGAACTTTGATAACTCTGGGTTCAAATTAGAAAAGGATGAAGTTATAACGCAAGAAATTACTTTACCAACTGAACAAATAGATGAAACCAATAACATTTCTGCGGCAAGTTTATCTACTATCGGTGCTTCGACTAATTCGGTGACAATAGATTCTCCGTACGGTAATAGCCAAACCACATTCTCTGTTGCTCCGAGAGAGTATACAGTTCAAGCAAAATTCTTAAAACAAGACGGTAAAGACTTTTACTTTAGACCAATGAGTTTTTACACATTTGATGATAACGAACCCATCACGATTAGGGCTATTGATAGAGCGATAACAAGTTTGAGACAAGATCAAGAATCTCAACCAATGGGAGCAAATGCTGTAGTTAGAGGCAATGCTTCGTATGCTTCTGGTCAGATCGAAGAGGTCGCTATAACTCACACAGGGTATAAGTATGTAACAGGTGCGACTGTTGATATCGTAAATAAAAATACAGAAAGCCCCAACTTTGATCAAGAAGTTGCCACAGCAAGTGTTGAGTCATTTGGACAGGGAAACACTTTGGGTAGATGGAAAACTAAATCATCATTCTTGAACGATTCGTCAGCCATAATACACGACAACGATTACTATCAAGAATATTCATACGACATTAAAGCAACAACGGGTCCAGAAATATATAAGAGTTTTGTAGACGATGTTGTTGGTGTTTCTGGTACAAAACTGTTTAGTACGCCTTTGATAAATAGTGTAAACAGAGTTGAAACTAATCTAACTTCAGAGATAGTATTCTTTGATGTTGATAGGGTTGATTTAGTAACAGAAGGTGGAAGTGGTACATATTCAGAAAGTTATGGTACTATGCCTGGTTCAGTTCAGTCTATTAATAGTGTTGGTGTACTCGCAGGCTCTAGTTTTGGTAGTATTACAGTAGGCACTCTAATTAGAGTTAGTGGTAATAATACTGGAGTTGGTAACTTACCATTAGAAGAGTTTGCAACTGATGATTCACTAGCGCCGCTACCTAAGATTTATAAGATATCACAGGCTTCGCCGAGTAGTTTGACATTGGTAACAGAATCGAACGAAACTGTGTTTACAACCAATGGTGCGTTAGCAGGATTAACATTCGAAATTGTTACCAGAACAGAGGTATCCGCAACCGGTGACAACTTAGTTACAGAAAATGGAGACCAGTTACAAGCTACTCAAGTGAGCCGAGAAGGTTCGGTAGCAGAATAATATAGGTAAATAAATGACAATATTAAAAGTTACTACAGATGGTGATCCATTTCCCGCTTTAGCAGGCGGCTCTAATATTGATGGCGGTGGTTTACCTAAAAATAGCGGCCCTAGACTCTTTGCTGGCAGTTCAGTTATTGCTGATCAGGATAAAACTTATGCGATAGATTATCGTGGTGGGCAGGGTGGAATACTGCGAGTAAACGATAGTAATACTGGATATAGTGGAGCAGACCTTGTTGACTCTAATCCACATGATGTTTATATAAATGATTCTGGTTTGTTTGAGTTAAGAGCAATAGGCGTCATGGCAAATGGTGTTCCACTTTTTCCACCCGGGGTACAACAAGATAATAATGGAACAAGTTCTGGTTTTAGAACCTTCAATGTTCCAGAGTTACTGACTAGCCAGTATCCAACTGATAATTGTGGTGGAAGACCAGAAGCAAATGGAGAGTATAGATATAGAAGTGGAGCATTCTACTTTAATGGATGGAATAATGTAAGCAAACTAAAACAAAGTAGTGCATACTTTAATTTACAAAAGCCAGCCGATGAACCAAATTTTGGTGAATTTTTGAGACACGCCGGTGGTATTTTTGATAGTAAAAATTTCACTTCTGGTCACTCAAAAATATTAGGATTTGCTTTTGATGGTTTTCCAATTTACGGACCTTATGGATATCAAAGCCCGTTCAATAGTGGTAGTGCTATAGTTAAGATGAGAAGTAGTTATGATAAAAGAAGTATCAACGATGAGTCCGAAGATAGAAAAGCATTAAGAGATACTTACCCAATGGGTAGTTTCATAGAAGACTACTCGTATAATTCTAGTAAACATGGTAATAATTCAGGTCCTTTTTTAGACGAACACAATGGGAGATTCTGCATAACTCCAGACTATAAAAAAGGAACTTATGCGTACTTTATAACGCTAGATGATCTTGATCAACCAGAGTATCCATATGTGATAGGACCAACTACAAAGGAGAGACGATCTGTATAGAGGATCGAAAAAGAAATGACAAAAATTATAACAGAAAACTTTAGAGTAGGCGTAACCAAAAACTTAGTTGAAAGTTTAGAGACTGAAAACTACTATGCCGTGGCGTCTCGAAGTATTACTAAGACTGAAAATTTAAGTGTTGATCCAATTTCCAATACCCAGGTCTCAAAAAGAGACTTTCAGAGAAAAATAATATTTGGTAAACGAATAGATGTTGCCACAAGGGGAGCAGGTGGTACTGGGTTTTCTAATGAAGCAAAATATATGTTTTTAGACAACCCGTGGGAAGAGGGAAGAGTCTATGATGCTTACGATGATACAAAAGATATCGAAAAACTTAATATGATTGTTAGTGTACAGGTAGCTGACGGAAATGATTATATCATTCTAAAATGTGTCGATAATAATAATGGAGCAGTGTCAAGAGACATCGCCGCAGAAATTGATCCAGAAAGCTATGGTTTCTTTACTGGTTCTGATGGATATGTTTGGCACGTTATGTTTACTGTTACAGAAGAAGAAGCCGACGCATATAGAACAGCAGGGAGTCTACCTGTTTCGGAATTTACTAAAGGTGATGGTGGCTATGGAGACTTCAATGTTGTTAGTAGCGCAGAAGAGTCTGTTTCTAGAATTGTTATAGAGAGTACACAGCCAAGTCAATTCAATCAATATCTATTCGGGCCTGCAACAACAATACATGATGCGTCTGATGTTAAGATTGAAAATCCAGATGCATCATTGGTAACAGGAAAAACTAAACAAGTTGTGGTTAGTGCTAGTGTTGTTTCTGGCAGATCATTGTATATCTCTAACGATGCTTACAAAAATATGTATTTACGAGCAAAGAGTGGTATCAACGATGGTAAGTTATATGAAGTTAAAGCCTCGAGAACTCTTCTTGCGGCTAACTCTATTATATTGGATATTGAGACTGAAGACACTTTTAACGCTCAAGAGATTTATCAGTTAGTTGTAAAAATTGATGTGTCTCCTAGCACATTGACTGGCACTAGGTGTAAAGCATATGGTAAGCTAGATAAATTTGGAACTCTTGTATCTGTTGGTTTTGAAACTAGAGGGACAGAATACAAATATGCAGAAGCAAGTATTATCTATCCACCGAATCTAAAGGGTAGCACATCAGTACTGGACAATCCAACTATTCTTCGTGCAATAGTTTCTCCCAAAGGTGGTCATGGTTCAGACCCAATTAATGAAATGGCTACAAGTAAAATTACTTTGGTTTCAGTTTTCAACGGAGAACGAGTGGCAATACCAAATGGTAATACCTATTCTGTAGTGGGTCTTTTGAAGAATCCAACCTTTACTGACCCATCAACAGGCGAGCCATTTGTTCCATCTAACAGCGGGTCGCATGAGTTTGATAATAGAACCATCTTGCAGATAAATGATGTTGGTGGGGCTCTCGTTACTGGTACTGCATTGACAAACGGTGGACAGCTAAACAATTATATTGAGCAGTATGTTGAGACGATTGACATACAAGATGCTGTTGACGGCGTATCATATACTATCGTTGATAAAGGTAATGTTGATACTAATGTTTGGTCGTTGATAGGAGCAACATCAGAAAGTGTTGGTAGTGTTTTTGTTTCTCAAAGAACTGCTGAAATAGACGCTACTCTATATGCAAAGCTGGCTTTTGCTAGAGATGCGGTTGATACAGCAGACCGAGGATATGATTATAGTCTAGAAATAATTCGTGGCAGAATACACGATTTGAAATATGAAAATAATGTTACTAGCATTTTTGTAGTAGACTATGATGGTGGACATAGTAATAGATTTATGCCAGGTAAATTCTACGTTAAGACGTTACCCACATCTATTTCGTTTATAAATAATATGATAGCGAACACAGTTGTACATGGGCCTTTAGACCCATACAGTGGGGAACTGTTACACTTTATAGATTTTTCCCCAATATCAAGATCACCAGACAAGAATGAAAAGATAAAGTTCACGTTTGACTTTTAAAGGAAAAGAGAATAAAACATGAGTATCAACAAAGACTTAAATGTAGATCCGTACTACGATGATTTTGACGAAACAAAACAGTTTAACCGTGTTTTGTTTAAACCATCTAGGGCTGTTCAGGCGAGAGAATTAACTCAACTACAAACTATTCTACAAAAACAAGTAGAACGGTTTGGGTCAAATGTATATAAAGAGGGTACTATCATTAGTGGTATCAACTTGACTTCTAGAAGCGATTTAAAGTATGTAAAACTTCAAGATCAAGTTGGATTTACTGACCCTGCAATTTACGATGAGTTTATCATCACTGATAATAATGACGCAAACTTTGGATCAACTAGTCGATTTATTCTTGAGGGTCAATCAAGTAATATACGAGCAGAAATTGTTAAAGGGTTGGGTGGATTTGAAACTCAAGCACCTAATCTAAAAACATTCTTTATTAATTACTTAAATGCTAATTTAGAGACTGGTCAGAAGCAATTCATTAAAGGTGAAAAATTAAACTTATTGAAACCAGATAATGGTAGCGGTGTATTCGAACAAGTAAAAGTTGATAATGTTAACGTCACTTTTACTGCTGACAACTCTAGTGACGCTTACGCAGGCGATTCGTTTGGCGTGTCTTGTGAAGAAGGTGTCATATATCAAAAAGGTCATTTCATATTTGTTGATAGACAACTAGTTATTGTTTCACGATATACTAATACGCCTGAAAATGTATCTGTTGGCTTTACTATCAACGAGAACATTATTGATTCTAATCTTGACAGCAGTCTCTTAGATAATGCAACTGGATTTAACAATCAGAACGCACCTGGCGCAGATAGACTACAGCTTGTGCCTGTCTTAAACTCAGTTCCAACTGTATCAGAGCCTGCAGAGTTTTTTGCGTTAATCAGATATGTTAATGGTAATGCAACTCGACTAAGAAACTTCACTGAGTTTAATGTTATTGGTGACGAACTTGCAAGAAGAACATATGAAGAGTCTGGTAACTATGTCGTCAGTGGTTTATCGACTTCACTCGACACTGTGACAAATGCAGAAGGTGTTACTGTTGCTCAGGCGCAGATACAGCCAGGTAAAGCGTATGTCTTTGGTAGAGAAGTTACCAATGTAACTACAAAGAAACTCAATATCGATCCTGTTACTACCACTAAAACCAAGCAATCGCAAATAACTAGTGTTGATTATGGTCAATACTTTACTTTTAATTCTGCGGCAGGACAAAGCGTTATAGATTTTAATGTAGAGCCTAATGTGGTATATCCAAAGATGGCTTTATATTCTGGTTCTTCAAAAGTTGGCTTTTGTAATGTAGCTAGTGTTGAACCCGGAAAAATATATGTCTTTAATATCGTAAAAACTTCGAGTGCCTCACCGACTCACATTCTTCCAAATGCTCCGACTCTACTCGGTGGATTTAATCTCGGTACGGCATCAAAAGTTGCGTTAACAAATGGTGGTGTTTTACAAGAAAGAACGAAGGGTTGTTATATTTTTGATTCTGGTCAAAGGAATTTAAATTCTATCACGGACACTAATCTAGTTCGAAGAGTAAAAACGAGTACAGATATTGACTTGCAAACTGCTGATAGAGTCGTTACTATACCCGCATCACTTGTCACACAACCAATTGCAGACGCAACTACTATCTTTGCTATCAAAAATGATACGATATACCCTGCGTCAAGTGTCCAGATGGACACCTCTCCAAACGCTTCTGGATTCACTTCAATGACAGTTACTTTTGGCTCAGGTGCGCCATCGACTGCTGTTGTACACTATCAAGAAGTAATTAAGGACACTGCGGCTGATACTTTAGGTGAAGAAGATGGTATGATATATACCAAGTTTGACTTAACCAATAAAAAAGCAACTCTTGGTGTGCCAAATGCCATTCAATTGCTTAATGTTGGATTGACGACTTCAGAGGGGCAGAGTACACCAGATGCTGACATCGTAGACGTTACTTCTAAATTTAGGCTTGTAAACAATCAGACAGATACTCATTACGATCTATCATATATTCAGCTAAAGTCTGGAGAAGAGCCATTAGCAGATGATGCGATATTACTAGTTAACTTCAAGTATCTATCTAGAAGTAGTGCAAATGGTAATGGATATTTAACAGCTAGTAGCTACTCTAACATAACAACTTTAAGACATCTGATTAATGATCACACATCAAAAAATCTAGATTTATATAGTCTTTTAGATTGTTATGATATGAGACCGTATAAGAAGAACATCGTTAATCCTGCTACCAGTAGAGCAAACGCAGGAGCCGCCACATCAGAAGTGGGTAATGGTGGAACTCTCGAATACACTGACTCACTATCGTCTGAAGTTGATATATTAGGTAAAACTCTATTCGGAAACTTTAGTGTCATTAACAGTACATATAATTATTCTCTATCCAGAACCGATAGTGTTGTTCTAAATGAATATGGAGAAATATCAATCGTTAAAGGTGATGAGACTGAAGCACCTCAGCCACCACAATTAGATAGAGAGTATCCTATTTCTTCAATATTTATACCAGGCAACACTACTAGAGTAAATGGGGCAAACCCAATTACTGTTTTGGACAAAAAGAACAAGAATTACACCATGAAAGATATTGAAGAACTTGAGATGAAAGTCGAAAATCTCTCCAATATCGTTCAACTATCTCTTGCTGAAGTTCAGGCGAAATCTTTGATCATAAGAAATGCCGATGGTAATGAAAGATTCAAGAATGGTATTTTAGTTGATAAGTTCCAGTCATTTCGTGGAGCGCAGTTATTTGACCCAGAATTTAGTGCGGCGATTGATGAAACCAGAACTATTGCAATGCCTGCGATTAGAGAGTTTCCTGTAGACTTAAAAGTAGATCCCGCATCCACACTGCTTGTAAACGCTAATGTGTCAACTGCCGAAACTGGTTTTGATGATATTCTTTCTCTTGTTCCAGATGCAGGTCGAGTTAAAATTATTAATCAGCCATATGCTACAAACTTTAGAAGCTGTGTATCTAACTATTATAGTTATCAAGGTCAAGCAGACATTTATCCTAAATTTAGTTCTAATAGAGATGTTGTTCAAAACCCTGCTGTTAACTTTGATATTGATTTGCAGGGCCCAATATTAGATTTAGTCGATAGTATTCAAGAATTTATCCCCTTAACTAGAGAGGGAGAAACAGTTGGTTCACCGAGACTCATTAATCAGTTTGTAAGAAGAGAAAATGTTACTATAGGTGCGGGTCGTAGAGGGACACGACAAGTATCTAGAAGAGTGCGTACTCAAAATTTTGCACAAGGCGTAGAAATGCATAGTTTGACATCTACTCCAAGAACTGAAGAGCAAACATTCGGTAATTTCGTAACTGACGTTAGAATGAAGCCATATCTTCCATCTACAGCAATAAGAATTTTTGTTGCAGGTCTAAGACCAAATACTAGACACTATTTCTTCTTTGACGAAATTGATGTTAATGATGACGTAATTCCTCTAAAAGATTTGGCAAAATATAATACTAGCGGCAGAAGAAGTAGTGCTAGACATCAGACAGGTAGATATAGATTCGGTAGTTTAAGAACCGAAAGAAGAGTAAAGGGTAAAGCTGTATATACAAACAGTAAGGGACAACTAAGGGCAGTTTTTGAGATGCCAGCAGGTAAGTTCTTTGTTGGTGAGAATGATTTAGAGATTGTCGATGTTGATCAATATAGTTCAATAAAATCTGCATCAACATCTTATGCTAAAGCAACTTATAGAGGGTACAACTTTGCACTCAATAAGTCTGAAATTAATGTCACAACACGAACAGTTGATTTTGATGTTTCTACCAACATAATTGAAAGACAGTTCCAAGTAAAAACTGTTGACCCTATTGCACAAACATTTAGAATTAAGTCCTCAGATACAAATGGAGCAAACTTTGTTTTCCTTAGTGATATTGATGTATATTTCAAGAGAAAGGATAGTTCAGTTGGTGTGACACTACAGTTACGAGAAGTTAGTAACGGTTATCCAACATCAAAAGTTTTACCATTCGGAGTTAAACATCTAGAGAGTCAAGATGTACTAGTGTCTTCAAATGGTACTGCTTCAACTAAATTTGCATTTGACAATCCTGTTAAATTGAAAGCAGACGCTGAATACTGTTTTGTCGTTATTCCAGATGGCAACTCACCAGAGTATTTGATATTTACAGCTAAGGTTGGGTCAACAAGTTTGTCTAAAGGTGAAGTAGCATCTCAATTGCCAGTAGTTAATGACTGGGGTGATGGTGTTTTATTTACTTCTACGAACGACAGTGCTTGGAAATCCTATCAAGACGAAGACCTCAAGTTCTGCATTAACAGATTTAACTTCTCAGAATCTTCTGGTACTGTTGATTTAGTTCCTAATGATGTTGAGTTTTTGACGATACGAGAAAATACTAAAGTGTCACCAAGCGACACTAGTCAAGGTGGAGTAAATACCAGAAAAACTCTTCACTTCCAAAATGACGAGTCTGTTTATATCTTACCAGGATCAGGAAATATAACGACTGCCGTTGTTCAGCCAGGAGAACTTACAACACTAAACATAGCAGTTGGTTTAGGTAGTGATAATTTCCCATTCGCTGATGGCGACTACTTGTTTATTGTTGCAAACGATGATCCAAATGAAAAAATTGTTGCACAGATTGAAAACTTTTCTGATGGTGCTACTGAGGGTACTACAGATATCTTAATAGATACTCCATTCTTCACAACAGGTAATGTTAATGTTCAATTATGTGTTTATGGAGAGGTTTCTTACTACAACCCTAGAAATGAATCTAAGATACATCTTAAAAATAGTTCTGCTACAGCAACTAATTTCATTGATAATTTACCCAACAGCGTGTTTAGTGATGATCTAGCGAATAGATTTATAACAGGTAAAACATATACTATCACTAATTTAGGTGATGCTGGTCCTGATAGAACAACAGCATGGAGAGAGGTTGGTGTTCCAGGCAATGTCATTCCTCAAGTTGGAACTATATTTGTTGCAACAGGAACTGGTAATAGCGCAACAATACCTGGGCATAATGGTACAGCTAGAGAAAACTCTCATAAAATATATGGCATAACCAGTGGAGCATCAGCAACGATCACTAGTACAGATGTGCAAAAGCTGTCATACTTCCAGTCAGAAGTTATGGTAGATAACACATCTAATACAACTACTGACATTAATTTGTTTAAGAAAAGTGGTAGTGATTTAATTTTAGATAAAACTATTGAGAAAAGTTCAAATGTATATTGTCTTGATGAGCCTAAAGGGATTACTAGTAAAAGTGAAAGATTAAGAAATGGTGATTCGGAAGACTTTGTTTTGAGACTATCTTTGAATAATAATGACTTTGAAGCAGTCACTCCTATTATTGATTCTGAATTGTCGAGTATAAATGCTTACGAGTATAAGATAACTGATGATGAAAACAGCACTTCTGCCTGGGTCACTAAAGAAGTTATTCTAAAAGACGAGTTACCTGCTGAAGGCTTGAAGGTGAAATTAAGTGCATATAAGCCTGCCGGCACCGAGATTGATGTATATGCTAGATTTGTTAGACAGGATAACTCTGAAATTGTAAGTGCTTGGGAAGAACTTGTTCTTTCTAATCCAAAAGAGTTTTCTATATCCGGCAACATTTATGACTACAGAGATTATGAATATGACTTAACTGAAGGTGCAGTTCCGCCTAAATATAATACTTTCCAGTTAAAAATATTATTCAGACATAGTAATTCGGCAGAACTACAGCCATCAGAATTGAGAGATATAACTCCCGATGTTAATTTATTCCCTCATTTGTATAACATAACAGCAATAGCATTGACGGGATAGACATGATGGAAACTTTTGTGAAATCAGATAGTGGTACTGGCGTTATTAACACTGATGTAAGTGCTTATCATAAAGCGATTGCCAAAAGAGAGCAAGCTAAATATTTAAGGAGTCTTGAGCAGAGAATAGAGAAATTAGAATCTGCCATGATGTTATTAGAGAATACAGTTAAAGAGATATCGAAATGACGCAAAAATCTAGTCTAGCAGACATAACAAACGCAAACACATTTGGTGATTGGAGACAAAGAACCAATGAGTTAATTGACGTTGCCAAAAAATCTGTTACATTCGGCCCAGGTGAAAGTAGTGCAAACTCTGGCGATGTTACTATTGATGGCGACTTCAGTTTGAGTGCAGGTAAAGAAGCCACCTTTGACATAGTAGACACGACAGGTAGTGTTGACTTAAAGGTGAAAAAGAACACAGATGTTGAGGGTGTTTTATATGTGAATCAGACAGTTAATAGCGGCAATGTCGAAAGTGTCGTTCAAATGACTTCTGGTGCTGATAAAACTAATACTTGGGCAATGGCAACAAATAGCACTCATTCTAATTTAAGATTCTCGAAGGGTAATGTTTCGTTACAGGTAGGCGGAGATGGTAACATTAGTTCTCAGGGGTCTACCGACATAGTTATACCAGTTTCTATGGTAGATGGTGGTGTCTTCAATGCTGTAACTATAGGTAATGCTACTCCAGGCACTGGTAACTTTACACAACTAGACTGCACTGGTGCATCTACAGGTACTATAGAAAATGTAAATATTGGTGCTAGTACTGCGGGTACTGGTTCGTTCACTACCTTTAATGCAACTGGTGGAAACAATAGTTCAATAACTAACACAACAATCGGTGGCGGCGATGTGGCAAATAGAGCGCCTGGCTCATTTACTACGTTAATAGCAACTGGTGGTGGAGATAGTGCATTAAATAGTGTTCCCATTGGTTATACTTCAGCGGCGAGTGGAAGATTCACTACACTAGTCTCTACCGGTGCGGCTACTTTCGCTAGTGCAAGTGTTACAGGAACACTATCAGCAACTGCTAGTTCAGCAGATGGATTAACAGCCGCTGCCTTATCTAGTGTGAAAAGTTCAATGGCGACAGATTTGTCAACAGGTACTAACATTGCTTCGATAAATAGTGTTGCCATTGGTGGAACTTCAGCGGCGAGTGGAAAATTCACTACATTATCCACAAGTGGTAAGGCTACTTTAGCTAATGCAGAAGTTACTGGAACACTAACAGCAACTGCTAGTAAAGCATCAGCATTAACAACCACCGGAGAGACTGCCATATTTAATCTCATATATCCAGTGAATTCGATTTATTTGTCATCTGCAAATTCATCACCTGCAGACCTTGGCTTCCCTGGCACATGGGAAAGATATGCACAGGGAAGGGCATTAAGTGGATATTCGACTACTGCAAATGCATTTAAGAATACGAATACTGGTGGTAATTATAATCACACATTGAGTCTTTCTCAAATGCCTAAGCATAGACATAGTATATCAGATTCGAGAGCAAATCAACCCAGGTCCTTTACTAGAAATGGTTCAAGCCCAGATTTAGCAACGTATAACGGCCCGGATTATAACACCAACTATACAGGTGGTAATAATAATGGTAATACTGATTCTTTCTCACTTTTACAGCCATATCAAGTAGTGAGAGCATGGAGAAGAAAATCTCTTACTTAATCTGACTTATAGATAAATAGTATAAATTACTAAGGATACAATTAAAAATGTCAACAAAAAAGTTTTCAGAACTCCCCAATTTAACCAACTTAACAGCAGGTGACATATTTGCCGTGGTTGATGATGAGGGTCAACTTGTCAGTAAAAAGGTAACTGCTGAGAAAATATCTGATTTTGTATTCAGTTCGTCTGTTGTTGGTGAAGCAACTAATACAAATAGTATAATCAGTGCCATCAACGGTAAAGGAAATCCATCTGGAGACTCGCAAACATTTGTCGCTAATGGATTGATGGCATCTAAGGTATATTTTAGTAATACATATGAAGACTTTGATGCAGTTTTTCAGTACAATAGAATACCAGATGCTCCTACAGCAATCACCAGAAACGATAAACTCGAAAACTACATGGAGTTTGCGGGAGTTACTCAAGTTAGTGGTAATCAGAAACTAGTTGTTCGTAATATACCCTTGCCTGCAGTTGAAAACGAGGCGCAACCGATCACTGCTCAGTTTACTATTAATGCGGACATGATTGATAGTGGTACTACCAATCTTTTCTTCAACCAAACCTCTGTTGATGGTGCAATTGAAACAAGTTTTGAAGGACTATTCAATAAGTATAGTGCTTCTTTTGATGGTGGTAATGTTAAAGATGGTGTTATCGATGTACCTGGCACATTCAACATCATTGGTACTACTGATGCCAATGCACCAAAAAGAGCGAAAAGTTTTAAAGTTATTGATCAAGATAACTTATTTACTGCACCAAAAGGTGAAAATGCTACCATTAAAGCTGGCGATAGAATCAGAGTATATGGTGGAGACACATCTAACATAGTGTTAGATACCGCACCAACTCTTCAGGTTTCTAAGAATGATATTCAATTTCCTGACCCTGTAGGTACCGAACCAGTAGTGAGTTTCCAATATAAGGTTGCGAGATTTGATCTTAAAACTGGTGCTATTGGAGTAAGGTCTGCAACACAAGCATCACCTGTAGGAGAAAACACCATATCGTTTACTTCTCCTGGCGCTGTTGATATACAAGATGTATTAAATTCGTTCAACGAAGATAAATTTATTACTCTAAACATACAGACAAGTAATGCAGATCAGGGTGTTTTGTTATATAGAAAGGATGCAACATTAAACACTAATCCATTTAAACTTATAGCGGTCTTAGGTCCTAAAGATATTAGTACTCTGTATAAAGATTATTATATGTTTGATTATACGTCTTGGTCTGGAAAGAGTTCAATAGATAATTCATACATAGCGGAAACACTTACACACTTTCCGGCGACAATATCTGGAGAACCATCAGTTGAAGACGATGCTAAAAATCTTCGTGGTTGGGCAGATGTTACTGTCGCAGATGTTCTTAATGCAGAAGGTGGTGGTTTTGATGTGATCTTTAATGAAACCGAAACACTATATGTTAATGTTGATGGAATTTGTTCGTTTGCTCATAATAATACTCTCGATATTCAAGATGCTATTAACCAAAAAATTGATATTGGAAGCAACTCACTAGCACTTAATGCAAAAACTTATAATGTTTCCAATATTTATATTCCTAGTAACTTCGCATTAACTGGAGTTACCGGTCTTACCACTCTTAAAAAATTGCCTTGGAGTGGATATCGCAACTTATCTGCAAACTCTCCTAAAGACGCTTCTTTGTTGAGAACAATAAATAACTTAGCGCCATCAGTAGTAACTTTATCTGGAATTGGACTTGATGGCTCTCACACCAATCAATTTCTTTTAGATGATGCTCAAGGTACTGACGAAGATACAAATGTTTTGGTTAGACTGGGTATTGGTTCTGTTGATGTGACATTAGAAAACTGTAAGTTTACTAATATGATTGGTGGTGGTATCTACGCAAGTAGCCCGACTAATCTTAAAATGAGTAATTGTGAAGTTACTAATGGTGGCATAACTGATAGATATGAAACATTCGCACCATTAACCGCCGATGGTGGTCAGAACACAATGATAACCAATAATGTGTTTAGAAACTTTACAGCACCTATAGATTGTACAGTCACAAAAGACGGATCTATCGTAGCAAACAATGTTATTAAAAATTGTGCGTCTGGTCTCGATATATTTGGTTCTACTTTCTTTATCAGTAGCCCAAATGTTCTTGTAGGACCTGCTAATGAAAGTTTACAAAGCCCTGATGTTCTTAATAGTGACTTTGATTCTGTTAATATATTGAGAAGCCAAATTAGATCAGAAACAGACGGTCCTGGTGGAATATTCTTGAGCGACCCATTCGTATATCAAGAAAATGGAAATGTGTTTGACTTAACTCAAGATTCTATTACGTCTTCGGGGAATATAGTCTATAGAACTAAACTTATTCGTGGATACTTCCAGAATAATACTGGTGATGGCACTATTATTGAAATACAGTCTGAAGAAGAATATGGTAACAAGACAGGCCCAGCGCAACTAGATGCTAATGCACAGACAACAGTTTCATACACAGACACTAGTAGTCCCGCACAAAAATTTGCTACTCAAAGTTCATATTTGATACCGGGTGAAAAATATGAAATTGGAGAAGTTGGTAATACAGACTGGACAAAAGTTGGCGCACCAATTAACAAAGTGGGCGTAACATTTACATACAACAGTGCCGGAAACCAAAAACTAGTTCAAAAGAACAACACTTCCAACGATAGAAACTCTGTTAATGAAACTGTGTCAACTACTGGATACGTTACTAGAAAGCAGTTTGAAGGATACACTAATGACGGTGGTACTAAACTTTCAGATATTGTGCTTACAGATCATAATGGAAATGCAAACATTACACCAGAAAATGGTGGATTCCAGTTCAAAATAGTCAATTCAGATGATGTTCGTGGTACACACAACACTTTACAAAATCTCATTGACGCAAGTGGTGCTTATACTCGTGGCGCATTGGCTACATTATTTAACAGTAAGAAAAAGGCTTCAATAAGCGATGCGACCGCAGGTAAGATTCATCCGCATAACTCTTATCATGTTGGTGTGGCTTGGACAGCAAACTACAGACATAATGTTAAAGTTGCTGACATTGCGAACTATGGTGCATGGGCTGGGACAGTCGGTAGCTATAATGCTAGTGGATTAGACGCCGCAGATGCGTCAGCTAGAAATGTGTATTTAACAGGTGACACTGATCCAATGAATGCATATAGATATTATAGAGACTTTACCTGTCAGGTTAACAATTTAAATCACATTGATGATGATGGTAACTATTATGTTAGTATTGATGGTCACCCGATCAGTTTCGGTAATAACTTAGTCTCAGAGTATGGACTTGTAACTGATATAGATAGAAACACAACTCCAAATACAATAACAGTAAGATTTTTTGGCACAAGGTATAATGACGACAATTCAGTTAGTGATCAAGATGCACCTTATGATCAAACCGCTACGCAAGCAGGGGCATTTGGTACTATAAATATGGTAGACGACTTTGTATTGGCAAAAGGTATTATTAAATAGGAAAAATTAATGACAAGTATTAATCAAAACACAAGTGTAGTTAACGTAGGTAGAACTACTCCAGTTACTCCCGGCGCACAAATAGCGGATAAGTCTATTCCTGTTGTAATGGCAACTGACCAGACTTCTATTCCTGTTGTTGAGCAGAATAAAGTACAGTCGGAAGTTGCGCTATCGCTTCTAGGTATTCCAAGAGCAGAGATTGCACTTGGTATCTTTGCTGATGTAAACACATATGATGTTAACCCGTCTGAGTGGTCTATGAAGCCAGCATATCATGTTGGGGGCGATGGTATTAAGCATCTTCCAACTGAGGCGGGTGCGCTTGTAGAAGCATCACGAAACAAAGTTTCTGTACTAACATCTAAGCGTTTCTTCAGATATCAGCCTGGTCGTGTATCTGCGGCTACATTTGGTATTAAGTCATCTGTATCTAGTTCTACTTTTTCTCAAAATCCACCTATCCGTAAGTTTGGAATCTATGACAAATATGATGGATACTATTGGGAAAGCAGAAACGATGGTGAAGAAGATAACTTCTCTGCTGTAAGAAGAACACAGTCATTACAATACGCACCTATAAGTCCGTATGGAGTAGGTGGTGCGAATGGAACTCTATTAAGAGGTGAAAAGAACTTAAAAGAAGATCAGAGTACAAGTTTGGATAAGCTAGGCGAGTCTCAATTAGATGACTATAGAATAGTTGGTCTTGGTGAAAGAGAGCAAGGGGATGTAGTAGAAACTCTTCTTAGCGATAGAAGCAAACTTAAAGAAAAAAGATTTGAACTGGTTGATGCAGTATTGACTAAAGCTGTTAGTAGTGATGCGGCTGTTACAACTAGTGGTGCAGAAATGATTGCGGGCTATGCAGATGGTGATAGAATTACTGCCAGAGGTACTCTTTCTAACCAACAAACCGCAGGCGGTAAAACATATACTTCAACTAGCGTCTTTTATACCGATTTAGCGGCTGCCTATAACGCAGAACTAGCATATCATGTTGGCGGTAATCCAGTTACATCGACAACCGACTATCTTGTATCAGCAGAGCAGATGGAAGCTAAGTGTAAACGTGATTTAGATTACTGGATCGATAATTTCTTGCTCGATCTTGAATATGGTGGAGATGCACATACTAAGTGGAACACAACAAACTTTGGCTTATCTAGTGGGCAGACGACTTGGAGTGTTGGCACTGAGGTTGGCGTATTCCCAAGAATCTCACAATTTGAGTCGCTTATTCATAAAATTCTTCTCGATACTATTCATCATAACACGCTTCTAAGTTTATCTGCTGATGGTTTAACAAGACTTCAAGCACTACAAACAATTGTTGCTAACTCTTTCGGTAATGCGGCTGGCACAGCAGGTGATGGTGTCGACCCAACATATGATAATACATTTGATGTCGTAATTCCCACTGATTATGGTGTAAGAACATCTGCAAGTGAAAAAATAGAAACATTTATGACAACCAAAAGAAACTTCTGGTCTTACTATGTTACAGTCAAAAGAGCAGATGATTTTGATGGAACGAATGCAACACCAATAAACACTATAGAATCAGGTAAAACTTATACAGTTCTAGCAGGCAATAATAATCTTAGCGGTGTGGGTGGAATAAATGCCGCTAGTTTTGTTGGTCATACTTTTGTAGCTACAGGAAATGGAACTATCAGTAATTCTTTTGTTGGAACTGTGGTTGCAGAAACAATTAAGTATACCGTGCCTGGCGGAGCCGGTTCGAATCAATCAGGTGGTACTAGTGGTAATGTCACTGCATCTCGTTTAGCACCATTTGCAGGATTGTCTGAAGCACAGTTACAAGAAGTTATTAAGAATAAATGTCAACGTGATGTTGGATATATCGTTGATGGTTATAAGAATGACTTGGCTGGCGGTGGTAACGCTGAAACTACTTACAATGCTTCTATGTTTGTTCGTGGTACTGGTCTTTCAGTTTACTCGCAGACTGTAGGTAGTGGTGCGGCAGAAACTCTAAGTGAAATTTCAAGACACGCTTACCTAAGAGACATTATCGCAAAAGATTTAAGAGCATTTGGTGCTAGTGCAGAAATTGTTAGCACTAATCCTTCTAATGATAGTGGTTTATTTAAAAATCTTGCCGATAAAATTATAGGCAACTTCACAACTGAAAATATAAATTCGATAGAAATTGGTAAGAAAGGTTTCCCAGGCAACTTAGTTGTTCTTCGTGATGGATTGGTGCATACTCATGGGGCTGTGTACGATCCATCTCTTTTGAAAGACTCTAAACCAGTTAAAGCAATTGCTACTGGAATATCTGGTGCGATTGGTGCTGATTCGGCACTAGCTGTATTCAAGCTAACAGAAGGTACGGTTACTTTTAGTCAGCACGTTAAAATTAGTTGGACAGGTACTGCTACTGAGTTACAATGTGGTGAAACTTCTGGTATCAAGATTTTCAAAGGAGAAGTTTTAAGAGTTCGTAGAGTAATAGGTCCTAAGGGCAACGAGTTTACTCTTGTTAAAGAAGATAGAACTCCAGTAAATGATGCATTTACTTCTGTACGCCTAAGAGACACAGACATTAACAATTCGGCTACAGTTGGTACTTTCTATATAGACACTGTTGTTCCATTTATATTCCCTAAAGATTATGATATTGTTTCTAGTATAGGTAATACTAACGCCGGATCAACCTTCACATCTGAAATTGATACTACATATCAAACTCTAGTGAACAATGCTAGTGGATATACAGTTGGTGTAAACCCTGCCCTAAATGCTCAGAGAGAATTTAGAACACTTGGTCAGACTACTCAAACTGGTGCTGTTCCAAGAGGAGCAATGTTCCCATATATGTATGCTATCAATGATAATCTACTTGATGGTGGTATGGAAAATAGCTATATTGGATTTATTAATACAGCACTAAACCCAGGTAGCACAGAGAATGTTGATATTATCAGATCACAGATTGATAATGTAAACTTCTACCCAGAGTATGTAAACTGGATTAAGAATAATGTTAAACCAGAATACTGGGGTGTTTACGAGTATCGTGTACCTCGTTCACGATTCAGTCATGATGCGTTAGATGGCATTTCAGATCAAGCCACAGATAAGGCATTTAATAATACACGAGGTAAGAGAACTCGTGTATACAGTGATGTTGCTACTGGTTCTACAGGTACAGTTAGACCAGGCGAAAACTTTACAGAAATACCTGGCGTACCAGTATATCAGAACAGTCTCTACAACTATGATTTCACGAAAGTAACGATGCTTAAAATTGAGTTCTCGTGGTATGGTGCTGTGGGTGCATTGTTCTTAGCATATGTTCCTGTTGGTAACGGTGAAGCGAGATGGGTACGAGTACATCACCTAAGAGCATCGAATCAGTTGAAGATTGCATCTCTTGGTAACGCAACACTACCAATTACTTACACTACTTATGGTGGTGGATCAGAATACTGTCTAGGTGATGGTGAAGACACTACTTATCAAAGTGACTATCAAACTAATTCGCACAATATTGTTAAGTATGGTGCTTCGTATTACATCGATGGTGGTGACCGTGGTACTGTTCGTCTATACAGCCATAACAACGATGACACAGTATCTGCTAGAGGCAAGAGATTTGCTATTGGCAATTTAGAGAATCTGTCTTCAGTTCCTACTGATACTATTGATTCAGAAGCAAATGCGACTCCATATCTAGAAGTTACAGAGACATATCCTGTAGCAACTTTAAACATGGCTAGTGCGTCAATTAATAGTACTGGAACTATAAATGGATTAACGAATGCTCCAACATTAGGCAATTATGTTGAGGTTAGTGCAGATAATAATATTGGTCTTGATGCCGGAATCTATAGAGTCAAAGTAAGAGCAAACGACACATCAATACGTTTAAGTGATGGTCAGTTCACTACAGGTAACCCATCTACGACTATTCGAACTACAGGTAATATTACGGGTACTTTCACTTGGCGTAAACTCATTGATCCAACATTCTATGTTGGTGCAAAATTAAAAACTGATAATGCTTTAGATCAGAACATTAAAGCGTGTTGGGGTGAAACTACTGGTACGGGATTGACTGAAGCGGGTAGAGTATATCTGACTGGTACACCTACTACACTAACTGGAGTTAGTTTACTAGCTGATAGATCGGCTTCCGTATATGGCATTGAAACCAAGAAAACAATTCTTAGCACTCGTGAACAGAATGCTGTAAGAAACAGAGTTCAGGTATATCCAACTAAACTCTCTACTGCCAACTTGACTACTAATAATACCAATGTAAGGCTTCGTTTCAAGAAGACTCCAACCTTCCAATCCAATGCTTCACCAACTGGTACTTTTACTCTGACAGCAGACTTTGCTATCGACACCAGTAATAATTTCTTGCCAATAAATAGTGGTAATAGTGGAGGCTACCTAAATAATGGTGAAGAGACTTATGGTTGGTTTAGAGGAAGAATAGGCTCAGAGTTTATCACTGTTTTTGGTAGATTAAACAAAGAAACTGATAATTACTATTTCCAGTTGCTTGAAAGCTATGAAGGCGTTGTTACACTAGTAAGTGGTAGTACATTTATATCAGATTGTAAATTCTTAGCAGATGGTACTAAAGTCGCATACACAACGACTGGGTACAAGACTTCTTACGAGAAAGAGGGACTGAGTTCTGTTAAAATTGCATCCAATAGTGTAGTGCCTATTCCAAACACTGGTGTAAATGTTGCTACGCTTTACTTGCGATCTGGCACAGAACAGTTTGATCTTGATACATACTTCGACTACAATAAGGAATATTTGTCGTTCCCTCTAACAGACATTGCAGACACTTTGTACTTCGCTGTAGATTCAGATACAGGAAGCACAAACACTGACGAAATTAGCTTGGGTGTGACATGGGAAGAGCAATAGTATATGGCAAAGCAAATAAAGATTGGATTCGACAAAACACCGGCTCCAGTCACAAAGGTATTCCAACAACTTATAGATGTAGACGGTTCATTACTATTTGATGATGCGGGTAATCCTCTTGTAACTGAAGATGATGCTGTAGCCACCGGGACTTTATTATCAGCTAATGCGTTAAGCGTTCACGTTAATAATTCAACAGATCCTGGTGGCGGCGGTCCCATTGCTATTGAAGAACAATTTAAAGAGTTCTCTGAAGTCAGTTCGTCTTTGCTTGGTGTGCAACGAGCAGAAGAGCAATTAAGCCTTTTCTCCGATGTTGCAACTTATGGACTCGATGAAGACAACTGGGATGCTAGTGATTTCTTTACAAGCGCAAACCAATCTCCATACCAGTGGTATAATAAAGAACACCCAGTTTATGGTAGAAGATCAAGTGTTGAATTTTACGAGGGGTCTGACGAACAAGCATTATACATAAAAGGTTTCCCCACACAGTATTCTTACCCCGCAGGACCTAAAGAAAGAAATCAAAACGAGCCAGACCCTAGTTATATGATAGCATATATGAACTTTATTGCTGTCGGAAGATATCTTTACGATTTTTGGGTTGCAGAGGGTCAAGAACAATTTGCAAAAACGCATTTTATCTCTAGAGAAGACGCTAGTGTGGTAAACGATCTTGACGAAATTGTGTCTGACGATTTAAGAATTATTACTACAGGTTCTACATTAACTTGGGGTGGTGATGGTATGCGTAGCCCTTTCGATGTTAAGTACAGCCGAGCAAATATTCAAGATTCTTTTGATGCTATAGAAAGATGGACAGTAGCATATGACAAAATTAAAGACAGACTTCCTTTTCCATTCCCCAGAGTTACTAGCGGAACTGAAGAACTTGAAGTAAATAGAGTAGATGAAACTCGTGGTGATGAGATTAGAAGAGAAGGGTACCCCGCATTTGGCGAGTTCTTCTTAATAAGAGCGTTTTTGGCAGATACTGCATCAACTAGACCGGGTAGAAGTTCTTTAGCTGAATATTATGGAGTTCTTCAGAGTAAGAGAACTTTTAGATATCAACCGGGTCGAGTAAGTGGTTTTACATTTGGTACTAGAGTTGTTGCAGGTGACCGAAATAGACAAGACCAAACTGCTGAGTGGGGATGTGCTAATGATACTGATATGTATATGTTTCAACTCAAGGGCAGTACATTCAACATCGTCAGACGAAGCACTAAAAAAATGCCAGACGACTTGCTAACTAGGCAAGGACTAACTCCACCAGAAAACTATCAATCTAATAATCCAAGAGAAAATCCAGTAAGAATAAAGGGTATTGGTAAGACTGAAGAACTCTGGGAAACAATCATACCTAGAAATAAATTTAATGGCGATAGTCTTGATGGTAACGGACCTTCTGGTTACATTCTAACTGGATTTGAAGATGTTACAATGTATAAGATAGAATTTTCTTGGTATGGTGCTATTGGTGCGAAATTCTATGCGTATGTACCAGTTGGTGTTGGTGAGTGTCGATGGGTTCTTATACACACTTTTGTGATTGAAAACGGTCTCGGTGAGCCAGTATTAGAAAATCCAGATTTTAGATTTAGATATCTAGTTCATACCACAAACACAGAAAACATTCGTGCCCCAATGTTTCTTTACAAGTATGGTAGTAGTTGCTACATCGATGGTGGTGATGAGGGTACTCTACGCCTATCAACAATAAGTACAGACACTAAAGAGTTCAATACAAGAACTCCGATTTTAGGCATTCTTCCAAAAGAAGATATTAAGAGTACTGTAGGAACACCTAAGATCAATATGAAAAAGAGTTATCCATCAACCTTATCAGTAACTTCTGATAAGGCGTGTAGACTGGATTTTGAAGAAATTTTAGGTTCACCACAAGGTGTACATTTCAACTATTCGCCATCAATAAGAATGAATGGTAGAAATCCCAAATCAAGAACACTAAAGTTACAATATTCACAGGGTGGAAATTTAACTGGTAATAGTGCCATCATTCCAGTACAGCCAGCAAGAACAGCTAGTACTTTAGGCTTTAATGATTTTCGTGGTAATGCAACATATAAAGAACATGGATTCAAAGTTGACGCCAGCAATTCGGTATTAACCATTGCAAGTAGCATTACTGCTCCAGATAATTTTCAAGCAGGCGATATGTATGAAGGTAATCCAATAACAGGAAGCCTTAGTATTAGCGCAACTGGTGAAATTACAATAACAAACGATATAAAGGATTATAGTGCTGTACCGCATAATTCTTATGTGAGAGTTTCTGGAACTAACTCTGGAACAGCCAATTTACAAGCAGGTAACTATCGTGTCAGCAATCCTGACAACAGCACAAATAGCTTTTCATTAAGAACTCTTAATGGCACGGCGAGTGGTGGTTCTTTAGGGGTGAATGGTACTACCATTGAGGGAATTACAATTTCTCTGTTGAGAGAGTTTCCCACTAGCTTTGACGCCCTTCAAGTTGGTGACTCTCTGAAAATAGGTGCTACTGATTATGTTATTAAATATTTCGATAACAACCAGTCTTCCAGTACTGGTGCGACTGAACTTACACTAGAAACATCAACAGGCGGAACTGTTACCAATCAACGTGCTAATCTTATTTACAAATACAACACATCTGATAAAAATGCACACATTATAGCAAATGGTGTTTATGGTAGATATGTGGATAGTGAAACTAGTAATCTTCTTCAGAGAAGAGGTGGCAATCAAGAAAATGCATATGATCTAGTTGACTCACAAGCAGTCGAATCAAGTACAGGAATCTTAAACTCTTCTGATTTTAGATCGGATACTTTATCCACAATAGATGAGAGTGGAATTTTTGATGCAGTATTATCTTCTTATCATACTGTTGTTGCTTCTGATGTTCCAATACATAGTAATAAGTTTAAAATACATTTTTTAAATCCAGATGCTAAAGATCCTGGCTCTAATTTTGGCTTAAAGCACTTTTCCGAGTTTTTGGTGGGTGTTACTCCACACAAACCAATTGGGACTGAAGATGTAACTAGAAATCTTGACGAAGACCCAGAGGTGAAGTTTAATAAGTATGGTCAATTAGTTCAATTCGATAGAGAAGAGTTTCCTAGTATTGAATATGCTCATAAGTCAACTGATTTTAACGCTAGAACAAGACTTGTAGAAAAAGAAATTGATCAAAGTTATGGTAATAGATTAAATGTCGATCCAAGATTAAATCTTAGTACCAATACTCCTAAATCTCACGCAGGTGAAGCCAATGCAAATGGAGACGCATCCACAGTAGAGTGTAATGTTGATGTAAATACTTATGTGGTAGAATCTATAGATAGAGATGTGCTTGATCCAGATAGTGGTTCAAATAGAATTAAGATTGTATTTGCCGATTCTGCTCCATCAGTGACTGAAATTCAACCAGATGTTTCTGAAGTTGGATTTAACTTTGGGTCTTTAAATTCTGGTGTAGGTAATACTGGTGGTTCAGTAGTTAAGTTTCAGAGTCAAGTGGTTTATCCACCAGTTGGTTCAGATGCCAAACCATATGTCTTTATAGACAATGATTCAGCAAGTGATTCTTCAACTGGACATTTTGATACACTCACTAACGGAGTTGCACAGATTGTAATACAAACCAAAACTATAACCATAAAAGATGATTGGAGAGCAACAACATTTGCCGCCGCAACAGCGACAGAAGATGCAAGGGAAAGATTTCAGCACAAATCATTTAACATAACTAAAGCGGTAAGTTTCAACACGCAACCACTCTATCCAGTTTTTGCTCTTGGAGATTTTTCTCGTATAAACTGCGTTGTTATTGAAGAGATTAGTGAGACTGGAGAGATAAGAACTCACACGCCTAATTTTTTAACAGAAGATGATGATTGGAATACATCTATATCTGTCGTGCAACCACAATCTTCTTCTAGCAATAAGACACCAAGTTCTTTTAATGATCTAAAAAGTGATCTAAATTCTGCCTGCAGATACGATGTTTCAACATTAAATCCTTTGAGACCGGGGAATGTAGTATATTCGATATTTGTAGATGCTGATGATACTACAAAAGTAGAATTGGATAATGTATTTGCTAGAGATAGAAAGGGTATTCAAAGAGGCGCACTAAATAATAAGGGAGTCTTTATAACAGCAACATCGATAGACTCTTCTTTCGGAAATGGTAATATACAACTATCTTTAACCAGTAAGGAACAATAATGGCTTTTATTTACGGTCTTAATATAGCTAATGATCTTAGCGATGTCGAAGATAAGACTCTCGCTCTAAATAATTTGGGTCTTAACGCAAAGGACCTTAACGTCATTAAGAATGTTGGTCTTACTGAAATAATTAACTTAAATGAATTGCATTTGGTTTCCGGGTTAACTGATAATCAAGATAAAATACTATCTAACCTAGTTAGTGCGTCTACTGAAGTTAGTTCAATAATTGATGATATCCCTAGTGCAACTGCAGGACCCGGAATAACCCCAATTGCTCAAGAGTTCAATTTTAATCTAGATGATAGATTGGTAGCGGGTGCGATTAAATACAACTTTACAGATTTTAATGATAATGGTATCCAAAAAACAATAGACTCATCATCTATTGCATCAATAAACAATGCTGTGGTTACTGCTGATACAGTTTTTCAAGATGCTAGTGGTGTTGAAGTAGAAGTTTCTGTTGGTGATAAGTTAACTATAGGTGGAGCAGATTCATCTCTTAATGATGGTGACTATACAGTTATAGCACAGACCAACACTCAACCCAAAACATTCACACTTAGTGCAGACGCAACTACTGGTAGCGTAATATCAAGTTTTGGAAGTGGTACATTCACGCTTTATCAATACTGGAATTATGTATCGGCAGATATATCAACGTCTAGAGTTTCTTCTTGGTCGCCTGTGGGTGTTGCTCCACAAAACCCAGATGATTATATTCTATATGGTGGTCAGTTAAAAAACAATGGAGAGTTTTTGTCGGCATCTTCATTAAGTCTAACTACAGAACCTCTTGTTAAAAAGTATAGATCAGAGCAACCCACACACATCATAGAGTTGTATATAAACGGTGCATATAAAAAAGTACCTGCTGTAAAGGGCTTGCCGATAACTTTGTCTGGTATGCCTGCTCCAGGTGTTGGTAATGCACTAGATTTTCGTGTTGGAGTAAGCAAAGATGTTCAGCAAGTTGATGGTAGTCAAGGCTTTCTATTCGATAGTATAGGAACTATACCAGTAACATTTGAAAGACAGTTTCCGAATGATCTTGCAGGAACTGTAAACGTCTTAGACTCTTCGCCGACGGCAGTTGACGATAACGATAGTTTGGAGAATGGTGGAAAAGCCGCACAATACAATAATACTGACTTGTCTGATGTCTCTAACTTCAAGATATTTTATATTCCAGAAAAAATTAACTATTTAAGACTTACTGGAGAAGGTGATATTGGCTCCGAGTTTGGACTGAATATAGATACATATAGTCTTCCCACACTTCCAAATCTTACTAGTTTAAATTTTAACGGAAATTCTCTTGCAATTTTACCAGACTTTAACGTCAAGGCTCCTGCTCTAAAAAGACTTAGACTGAAAGGTAATAATCTATCTTCAGAAAACACAAACTCTTTTAATCCAGAGACGAGCCAGTTTGAAGTAAGTTATGACGATATATTCAGTAGATTACCAACAACACTAGAGCTTTTGGATTTGAGAGAATCATTAAAAGGTGATAATGTAGTAAATATAGATTTTACTAGATTGCAGAATCTCGAAAAGTTACTCTTTGGTCAGCCGGGAGGGACAAGTAGTAGTCAAAGAGTAGGCCCTACTTCTAATGGTGGTACTGCTCCAATTGTTCGTGGGCCTGGTCAGGTCGTAAAATTCGCTCCTGCTACGCAACCCTCCAATTTTACCAGTGCTGGCATTTTCACCATTACTGATCATGGCTTGCAAGCAGGAGACTATGTTCAGTATTGGGAAAGAGTTGATAGCACCAATACTCTTGCCGGAGGCATCAATCAACTTACATCGTCATCAGCAATCCCGGGTGCTAATAACACCATATATGAAGTTGCTACTGTCGGCGGTGGTGGTGCGTTATTCACATTAAAAACTTATCCGGGTGGTACGGCAATTACTTCGTATAGTGGTACTATGGTTGGTACTCATCACGAATTAGTTAGAGTCAACGCAGACGGTACTCCATATAAACGAAATGGTAATGACGGGCAAGAGAAGAGTGTTGAGGTATACAAAGTAGGTAATAGTTCTTATACAGCAATTCCAAATGAAGTATTAGATAGTACTCGATTGGAAGGTTTAGACTTGAGAACAAATCCATTTAAAACTTCTAATTATTCATATAGAGATACTTCTACAGCTAGTAAAAAAGAAGAGTCTGACTGGCAAGCGGCGGTTAAATTTGACACTAATGCTCTTGAAGGTACTGTATATTATCAAGACACTTTCTCTAATATACCAAATTTTAGTGGAAACACTCAACTATCTGGAGTAAATCTTGATAACAATGGGATTGATTCTGCAATCACAACGGAAGCCTTAAGAACTGTAGACCACACTTTATTTCAAAATCTTGCATCATTAACTTTTTTTAAATTTGCTGATTTTGGTATTAAGCATGACGATCCTCTGTGCGGTAGAGGTGATCTATCATTAGCATTTAACGATAAACCTAATTTAGAAACTTTAACATTGACCAGTTTGAGTGGAATTGCTTTTAGATTTGCGAACAACACATTCAATGACGGCACAAACAATGTAAATGACAATAAGTTAAAGTCTCTTACCATAAAAAATAGAGATAGTGATACATTGTCTCCTGTGGCGGCATATACTGACTTCTGGGGTGTTGATGGTTCGGGTAGAACTGGGCAAGCGTTATCGACAGTTCAAAATTCTCTATTGACATTGGATATAGATGTTTCGTCTTGGGGCGGCGGTAGATTAGTAAACTCTGACGATGTAAATAATGTCATTACTTTTCCTCTTGGTAATTTATCTGCCTTAGAAGAATTATCCATTTCTGGTGGTAACGTAGGCGCAATACCAAGTTTGGCAGGAATGTCCAATTTGGAAAAAATATTATTAACTGGCTCGTCAACTTCTGTTCCATTTCAGTCGATGAAAAAGGGCGGAATATATCAAGTACAAAAAGATGCATGGGGCTCAGGTGCTTCCAGAGTTCAGATGAATATAGTTAGTGACCCAAATCAGGTAAAACTATTGACATTTGAGTATGAAGATATGGGTTGGTACCCGGGTAATGATACTACAGAGGGCGATATTAGTGGCAATTCTTCTGATACCACATCACTAGCGACACATAGAGCGTTAGATGCAACTGCTCAAGAATATGCGACTAGTAATGCGGCTGTAGTTGATAAAATTATACCAAATGGAACATATAATTGGGAATTTGGTGGTATACCTTCTAATAGTGCAGACTTAGACAACAACGCAACTCAGCACGGAACTCATGTTAAAGAGGGTGATCTTTTTATATTCAGAGATTTGACCGCTAATCAAGTTGTTCAACACTTTGTTTATATTATCAAGGACTTAGGAACTACCACAACTCAAGATTGGACAGACTTAGGTTGGGTGGCAAATAGCGCAGAATTTGGTACAGGGTCTACGCCCAAAGTAGGTGATAAATTCAGAGGAAGTGATGAATCAAATACACAAGAAGTACACGATTTAGAGCAAGGTTGTTTTTATAGAGTAATGAAGTCATACCCGTCGATGCTCCCATTTTTGGTCAATACGCCTTGGAATCGACAAGGTCTATCAGACAATCCCTGGCAATGGTATGAAGGCTTGACTTTTGAAGCAACTCAAGATGGTCTTAGTCGTGCTGGCGGTACTCCGTTTTTCGTTAATGATTATGGAATATATGCTCGAAAGATTTTACCATCAGAACATGATTCCAGTAATGTTGATGCTAACTTCCCTGCGAGTGAAAAGCCAAGAGATTTTGGTACTGGATTAGTCGCAAGAAGAAATTCTACTGAGTTCAATGCTACTGATGGTACAGATTTGACTAGTCTAGGGTTTTATGGTAATGTTCCTACACTAACTGGACTAAATAGTGTCGAAGAAATAGATTTGTCTTTTAATACGCTGACTGGAAATATTCCTAATATAATCGCTGGCTCTTCTATATCAAAAATACTATTAAACAATAATCAGTTGGTAGGAACTATACCATCAATGAATGGAGTCTCAGATTGTGAAGACTATGACTTCAGTTTCAATAACTTGTCTAATTATACTTCTGGTAACTTTGCTCCCGCAATCAGTTTTCACTCTCTTGATTTGAAGAATAACAGGTTCCCTGCACTTCAGACAAAGGGCAGTTCAGATTGGAATGCAATAAAAGCATTTTTTGAAGATGTACTTACAGCAGTTAACAATAGACAGTTTGTACCAGATGAAGCTAAGTATTATATTGATTTGCAAAATCAAATAATGGTTACTGTAACTAATCCCGATGGTACTATTGGTAACACAGGGTCTGGATTAAATTACACTCAGATTATTGGTTTAGATGGTAGTTACAGTACAGACCCAAATTCAATTTATTCTACAATTCAAGCTATAGAAAACAGAGGTTGGGCAGTAAAAATGGATGGTAAAGCATAATGGCACAAGGTTTCGTAACAAATCTAAATCTACAAGAAAGTTCAACAGTTGTTTCGGACAGAAACGCACTTGATAATCTTGGTGGCATCGGAATAAGTAGAGACATACAGTTATTCATAGGTAATACTCAGTTTAAATCTGCGCTTATAAATGATCCAAATTTTACTGACGACACTCCAATATTTTATGGCTCATTTGTGCCGGGTAAGAAATATAAAATAACTAATATTGGCGACACTTTTAATCCTCGTAACTGGATAATTGTAGGTGGTTCGGCATTATCTAGTGCTGATATTGGAGATACGTTTACTGCAATTGCTTCTGGTGAAGGAGCGACAGGTGCAGGTGGAGTCGCATTAGAGGTTATAGGTAGAGAAGACTTCACTTCAGTTTTTATTGACGGAGAGGGGTGGACAGCATTTACTAATATCAGTAAAGCTAAAGTTGCTTTTACTGAGGGTACTATCGTATCTCTCAATAAAGGTGTAAGCTACAGTCATAAAGTCGTAAATAGTGATGGCAACAGACGCTTTCAGTTAGAAAATATTACAACACAAGAATTGCTTGATATGAGTAATGTTAGTAGTATGACCATCACTAGAAATGATGAAGTTACGACAGACCATTTAAAGAATTTATATGTAGAGAGAACAGCAACTACTGGTAGCACACTAGCTGAAGAAATACTCAATCAGCCGTTTGATCGAGTATCATCAATTCAGCAGAATCTAAGTAGTTTACCCGCTATCAAGTCAAAAACAATTCTTACATATTTACCAGATGACTTTTCTAACGAAGGCACAGAGTCTGGTATTAGGTTTGATGGTTCTGTCAGAATAGTTAATAATGGAGATGCACAGCATACTGTAACGATAGGTGGGAACACTCCTTTTGGTCAATTGGTTGTAGGTGAGCCATATGAAATTGTAGAGTTAGGAGATGTGATTAAAAGTCAATGGGATAGTGTGGGCTCGAATATTATCCTACCATCTACACCTGAACTAACTACTGGTAGCGCAGATATTACTACTGGAAAGATTTATCGAATAGAAAGTTTAGGTGTTGCTAATATTGGGCCCAATAATGACGGAATATTCACATTTTCAACTAGTCAGGTAGACGAGAATTCGCATGAGATAGACCTTGGTGCTTCTCATGGTCTTGTCGTCAATGATAAGCTACAGTATCTTGAAAACGAGGCAGGCGATAATAATAATATCTCTGGTATTACCAACGAAGGCGTATATTATGTTCAAGCAGTAAATGGGAATAGGATAACTTTAGGTCTTACCGAATCTGCTAACTCTATAATTGAAATATCCCCTAATGGCACTGGAACTCATTCTGGCTTCACCTTTGTTGTAGACCCGCAGTTGAGATGGAATGATATAGCGAATACAACAGATAATGTCTACATAGTCGGTAGTTACTTCAAAGTAAACTCTTCTACCTCTACCATCACCAATGGTAAAGTTAAACTTGCACAATTTGAAGCAACAGCTAAGACTTTTGGAGTAATACCAAGTACTAATGGTTTTGTTAAGGCATTAGAAGCGCCTGGTCTATATATTTTAAACCCTGCTGACGACAGAGCAATTCGTGCATTTACTGATCCAAGCAATCCCTGGTCTGAAGTTGGAGGCGGTGGGGGTCAACCCGCAAATACGATAGGAAGTATAACTTTCCCTGCGTTAAAAACTGAGTCTCTTATAGCACAGTCACAAAACTTCGTCTTCCAAAGAAAAGCAAGTACTGCGTTTGCAGACATTGTTGCAGGAGAAAAGTTTACGATAACCAGTCTTGGTAGTGGAAGAGATTGGGCGGGTCTTGGAGTTCAAGGTTTAGTTCAAGAAGGTAGCGTATTTACAGCCGCAGTCAATGGTAGTACGCTTACCGCAGGTAGCGGTGGGCTTGCTCTTGGTTCACCAAAACTAATACTATCAAATACTGCACAAGATGCTTTCGACTCAGGTGCATTTCAAACAGCTCAAGGTAGCTACGGAAACGATCTTATTGCAGATTATACGCATACTATACCGATAAACATCAATGGAGAGATTTATTATATTCTAGCTAAGGGCGATAATGGTATAGAACCACCAACAGTATCTGGTGGAATACCCAATTCAAGCTATAGCGCATCTACTCACAGTGGTATAGATTCTGATGGAGTTGGTACTTACAGAATTTTAACTGTTGCTTAGTCGCTATACGTTATATTAAAATAACCATTCGCTAGTGTTTGCCCAGAAAGATCAGAAATTTGATTCGTAGGAACACCTAAGAAAGTCAAATCAGTAAATCTCAATTCCTTTGCGACTATGCTTGGATTGCTATCTGTTGTCTCCAAACCTTCGTCTGTACCTGCCCAAGGCGGAGCGGTATTAAGTGGAGTCACGCAATATTCTTTATTTTGCTTGCCCCAACCATCATTAGCAGGACCCGCTGTTGCAGGTACAAATACTACGGTTGTGCCTGGAGGGGCTTCTTTAGTTATATCCACGCTTCCATTATTGTTCACGAGAGTAATTGTTTTGGTAATGGTGCTAACAGCACCAACAACAGTCGGATCAGTTTCGCTATATGGAATAGTTCCATCTACATAAACTATATCGCCAGCACTTATACCTTCTACGCTTTTTAGCGTAAGCACACTGGTTGTAGCAGATGCTGTTGTTGAAACTTCGTGACCAAAAACATCTGTACACTCTGTTACAGCCGATCTATCATTTAGACCCTTTGATGAATATGCTAAGATTATGCCATTATTCGTAGAAAGAGCCTGTGATGTTGTGAATACACCGCCACTTGCTTGTGGGTGTGCAGAAACTGTAAAGTTTGCAGTAGTTGTACTTGGATCACGAGTATCGCTATGATTAATAGTTTCTAGCTTAAATGCAATCTGATTCATGGGTGCATAAGTATAAGTATTACCACCACTCGTGACAGTACTTAAAGAACTTATATTATCATACTCGACCTTATAGATAAAATCTTCTCTTTTAACTTGATTGATATGATAAGAATATGATGCATCACTTGTAGACAGTTGAGTCAAAGTATGATCAGAACCATCGTGTGTAGTAGAATATATTCCATGCAGACCTTTATTTCTAACAAGTAAAACCCTATGAATTGTGCCCTCTGCTATACCAGTGACCGTTGAGTAACTAGAATCAACCAAGAAGGCTGCCTCATTTAAGTCATTAAATGTTATCTTAAATGCGTGATATGTTCCAGTTGACTCATTATGTGTAATGACTATATCACCTAAATTAGCAATGAAATTATCACCATTGTGTGAAGCCTTTACTTCTGCCAGGCTATTTAAAAAATCACCACTTGTTGGCGCATATTTCATCAGACCATTAGAACCCAACTGAATAGGAATTACCCCAATTCTACCTTCGGCTCCATATGTTGTTGCGTCATAGTAGTCTGTAGTGTCTTTAGCGTATCTAACAGGTTCATAAATGTTTCTTGCTGTATACTCAACTTTAAGTTGATTTTTAGATTCTTGCTGTGTTGCACTTGCTCTTCTATCTCTATAGAATGGAAAACTATATTTCTTATTACTAAAATCTTGATTGTTTTGACTTTTATAAAAGTTTCCTACTTTCAAGTTGACACTATTACTAGAAATGTCAGAAAATACCTTATCTGTCTGTCCTAAATCTCTGTTTCCCAGATTTCTTTGCGGCCACCAACAAGTAAATCTTACTCTTCGTCTTCTACCAACTGGCTTAGATATTGTTATTGGAAATCTTATTCTTTCGCTTCCACCCATGTTCCAATTAATGGTAACATCAAAAGATGAACTTCCAGTGGCATTTTGGATGTTACCACTACTGTCACTATATGTCATTTTTGGTACAGTAATAAAGTTGTTAGCAACATCTACAGACGATATTGGTTGAGAGACACTTCCAATATCGCTTAGTGCGACAAATAACGCCTGATTGGTTGGGTCAGCTTCAGATGCTTCAGAAGCGGCAGCGTATTCATCAGGCCTTACTGTGACTAGCATACCTACTGCAAGTCTCTTTATGTCTTCTCCATTGCTATTAAATGTAAGTCTTGTTTTGTTAGAATCATTTGGGTCAACTCCCCAAGTCACTGGATATATTGGTCTTAATCTATCAGTATTAACACCTTTGATAAGTTCCCAATTATTATCTGTCCCATCTTCTTGTAAGTCTTGCTCCACTACAAGAAATCCATTTGTTTCGAATGTTGGATTAAATCCATCTTCTAGATATCCTTCAAACTGAACTCCACCAAAGTTATTTTGAAATACTGGATAAAATGGTGTAGATAACGAAAACCCACTTTCACTCCAAAACTCATCATCATTTTGTAGATCATTACCTATAGCCCCAGTAGGGTCTATTTTTTTAGTATATACTAACGTAGAGTTTAATTCTTCTGGGTTTAAACTTTCAGCTTCTGTGGCAAATTTTCCTGAAGGCATGGTCACATTTCTAATTTGCCCATTCTCATAACCTTCTAATACAAGTTTAAAATTATTAGCACTTCTAACTGTTCGATTTGGATCATCGATATCTTCAATAGTTGGCTTGGTAAATGCTACCGCAGTACCATCTACTTGTAGAGTTAGTTTGATCGTTCCTTGTCCTGCCGATCCATTTACATCACGAATAAAGTATACAGTATTATGAGTTAAGTTGCTTGGGGAATATGTAGAGTCTGTTTCCAGATATCTTACTTGCATACCCGCCAATAATCCATTACCCACTTTTAGCTGAATAGAACCATCTGTTCCATCAGACATATCATCTAATGAAAACTCGTGTGTGCTATTGGTTGATGCTGTGAATATGTCACCTGCGGTGTAACCAGTGTCAGTTGTGGTGGATACATTGTTCCATAACCCGTCTGATACTGCAGGCGAGCCAAGACTTTCTATTCTGTATCTATTTCCTTGTCGAATTTTATTTGCCGCAACTTTTTCATTTTCCAAGCCACTGTTTGGAGCGTATGGAGAAAATCTGTTTGATGGGATATATGTTGTTAGCGGACCTGTTCCACCACTTACAAAGGGTGGATCACCTAATACTATTTTTCCTTTGTTTATTTCATCTTGTATTGTAACAAGAGGTTGAATGTTTGCGTTTCTTCCATCTACTATCTGAAAAGCAATATTTTCTCTTAACCATGTCCATGCTTCTGGTATAGCCCCAGGACTAGGTGAAGTGCTATCAATATCTGTTTGACTGAGTTGCTGTAAAGGAACAACATCATTTACTCTAAATCCTACAAGATCGCCATGAACATCTCTAACATCTCTATCTAGATTATTTAAAAGGTTGCCAAGACCCTCTGACTGATCACTCATGTCAGCAAGATTTTTGTCTGCTCTTAAACCAAATTTTAAATATTTTCTAGTAGTAGCCATGCGATTCTCTTAGGTTCATGTGTTATCATACTATTTATAGCAACACAATTATAATGGATTACCTTGCTCGTCTATCGGGTTGCCTTCAGAGTCAACTAGATTGCCCCACTCATCGTATTGTGGGTCTGCTGGGGCACCTTCCCAGTAAGCAGGCCATACAGTATTCGAATCAGTTAAATCAACTTCTTCGACATCTAAGCCACCATTCTGCATATCTTCTATAGCATCAACAGTCTCTTGTCCAAGTATACTCTTAACCCATCCAAGAACAGTCGTTTCTTCAAGCAGATCAAATGCAATCATCGATTCTTCTGTTAAATGATTGTGAGGAAGTTTTATATTTCCATGACATATTCTGAAAACAGAGTCAGTTTTATATGTGCATTGCCACTCGCATTCTATTATCACTCTGTCGAGAGGCGGAATCGTGTTTGGTATTAGTTTAGTTATTTTCCATGTTATCATATTAACTTACCTCAATTGACCATTGGCTGCCGCCACTAAGATTTGCGATAACATCCCATATGCTATTCCCTGATGTAGGGTTAGAGAAGTTCCATGTATATCGTGTAAACCCGCCATCGCTTTGATAATAGGCGCTCGAATATGTTTCAGTAGAGGCGGATGCAAATGTAAATGTTTGAGAAGTACTTCCACTAGTAACAACAATTTGATTTTTGTTCGAATTATTGCGATGATCGCCTGTGAATGTTATATAAAAACGATATCTGTCTGCTCCACTAGCATTATAGCCATTGTAATTACTCTCATGCATATAACAAGCCACAATCTTTGTGCTTGCAGAGAAGCCACTCACATTGACGTTAGGGCTTATTGAGCCAGTCGCACTAGAAAGGGCACTGTATTCCTGCCCACTATACCCGTAGCGATGTACCCCATTAACAGGGCTATTAATACCATGTGTTACGAAATGAGTAGTTGACGCTGACGTTCCAGTTATTGTCACCGCTTGATCAGTTGAATTACCTGCACCATCTGTTGCACGAACAGTGAGCGAATATGTTTGTCCGGCAGTGATTGTTTGCGCTCCATCGAAAGTCACATTACCCGGCGATTGATATTGACCAATTTCTAGATTTAATCCAGAAGTGTTTGCTACTATAGAGTAACTAGAAACACCGGTGCCCGCATCAGTAGCAGCCGCATTATAAAGAGTGCTAGTATCTGCTTTAAGTCCTTCTATCAAACTCGTTGTAGCAGATGAAGTAAACGATGGGGCTATAGTATCTTGTACATTAAATGTGATATTTCTGTATGCAACTGGTCTTAGAATCATACCGACAAAAGATTGTGTTTGACCGCCCGTAGTTGAAGTTATATCAAGTCTGCTATTATTTGCTTCGGCTCCGCTTTTTGTGGTGTGAAGAGATATTTTACCTGCATCGGATTCGTTACCAGTATCTTGATATACATTTCTTACATATAAAAGTCTACCTTGAGTAGGACTTACATTAGATATGACACTGCCTTGATAAATTGTAAGATTAGTTGCAACTACAGGTGTTCCAGTCTTAAATGGATTTCTTATATCACGAGAGTGAACTTGAATAATACCATAGTTTCTAGAGTCAGTTGCATCGACATAATAATATACGCCTTTAGAAACAGGGGTAAATGCTACTGATGCGCTTCCGTTGTTCGTAACTGATGAATCAGTTGGTAGACCTAGTGTTGTACCACCGACTACTTCAGTTTTGACATATATTTCTTTTGTTGCGTGTGCAGAATTGGTTATAGTAAATGTGTCACCAACATACATATTGATTGTTGGATTGTCTATTCCAGAAATCGTGTTTCCGAATGAATCACCACCACCACCTGATGAAACAGTAATTTTAGGCCCCGATCCAACAGAAAACGCATTTGTCTTTGAAACTGCGACAGGCACTTCTTCCAACATAAAAGTATCATTAGTTAAATCGATTGCAGGGCTGTGCCCAGCCGAAGATGTAAAGCCACCGACATATAAGATTGAGTAAAAAGATTCGTCATCTGCGCCAGGATTTTGAAGTTCCGAAATATCAGCAGGTGTCCACACTTTGAACCTAGCAGCCTGCGCCACTACACTAAATGTATCACCATGTTGAATAGTTTGACCCGATCTTCTTGCTATTTGCCCGTTATTATAATTGATAAAAAACTTGGTGTTGAAGTTAGTGGCTCTGTTACTATCATAGTGATAAGTATGCGACCCACCCGCTGATTCTAAAACTGAACTAGCAGAGAAGCCTGTACTAAAGTAAGAATTTGCGGCTACATCAGGCTGAATGACAACAGTCGAACTTCCGCTTAAATTGGCGTTACTAGTAAGAGTTTTTGCTGTACTTGTGTCAGTGTCAGTGTCACCCTTTTCTTCTGCTGTGTAAGTTGCATCACCTGCGGCAGGGGTTTCTACTCCACTAGGACCGAATTCTGTATTGTCGCTACCACCATGAGGAATAATACGCTTTGCAGTAACAACTGCACCAAGACCATCTGTATCAGGTATAAGTAAATGATCGTCAGCCTGTGATCCACTTAGAGTAAATACTGATTGTTTATCGGTGGATATACTTCTTAATTCGTTTCCGTTTCCGCCCGCTATTGCAACACCCGGTAGAACATCAGCATGAAAATTATTCCTATTCCCTGCAAAATCAGTCGCTGTGATAGTAGGAGCATTATCAACATCTGTTAATACGATTGTGCCAGTCCTAGATATAATTGCTCCATCTGAGCCAACTGCTCTAACTTTGAATGTATGAGATGGCGAAGTGCTGTGATTGAATCCAACTCCAGTCGTTGATATACTGAATGTTTTGTCGCCTGTTGATGCAATTGATATGCGCCCATTTGCATTATCATCAAGAGTAAATGTTACCGCACCCGAAGCACTACCCGAACTTATAGTTCCGCTTAGTAGTGATGTACTTGGAGCAACATTCTCAGAAGGCGTGAAACCATAGTCACCCAGTAGGTTGAACTTTAGTTCACCTGTGACTGCTAATTCTGATTTGAATGCAAAGCCAGTTGATATAGTACCCTTGCTAATTGTACCTTTTCGTATAGTGGACATTTAGCCCTCCCCTACGATACTGCAATATTAATGTCACTTTGCATGGTGCCGGTTACAGTAACTTTAAATCTTAGCATACATTTACCAATATCTATAGATACTATATCATTACCTGTAACACTAACTATGGCATCTTGATTGTCAGTTAGTGTTATAAAATTCCCGGTGTAGAGAGCAGGGGCAGTTTCATTACCATCAGTTAGTTGTCCACCATCAAATGCGGCTTGAATTTCAATCTTAGTTACAGTGTTGAACGCATTAGAGTCACCATAAAATGCGAATGTACTCTTTCCACCTTTGTACGGAATACCATAAGTGTGGGTATGAGTGCCGTCTCCGTTGTTTACCGATGATACAGGTAAATCTGAAGTTGTAGCGACTGCTGTTGGTGAAGTACCAGATATTGTAACTACGCTAGGTATTGTTATGCTCATTTTTAATCCTTTGTCCTTTCAAGTAGAAATTAAGTGAAGTCTGTTATCACTTATTTATAAATATTTATACTCATTGTATCTGATGAAAAGCACAAATTTATTGCTTATAAATAGTATATTATACCAACATAATTTAGGAATCGAACATGGCAGAGCCAACAACTAAAGCCGAATTTAAAGAATATTGTCTCAGAAAACTGGGTAAACCAGTAATCGATATCAATGTTTCTGATGATCAAGTGACAGATAGAGTTGATGAGGCGTTAGCATATTATCATGATTATCACTTCGATGGTGTAGAAAAAGTATATTATAAAGCCAGAGTACTGAACTCTTATATCGAATTTAGCACACTTTCAGAGGGTGACTTCAAAGTAGGTGATGCCATCAAAGAAGTATCTTCATCTAGCGGTGGTGCTGAAGAAGCCACAGCAAAAGCAACTGTAGTTGGAGTCGATGTAGATAACAACAGAGTTTTCTTCAAAAGACCATCACTAAGTGAGTTTACTATAGGTAAGTTTGCTACAAGTGATACTTTCGCAAGTGTGCATGGGGCTAATGATGCACGACAAATAACAGATTTATACAGAGGGTTGTACGAAACTCGCTACATTGATCTAAGTGTTAAGACGAAAATGACTGGCACAATAACGATAACTGATACAAGTGCTTCGTTTGCTACAACTGGAAATGTTCCAGAAGTAGGTCAGTTGATTAGAGTATCTGGTGTGCTATCTGGTGGAGCAACACTAGCAACTGGTGACTATAGAGTATCTACGTCTTCAGTTGGTGGTGGAACTTTTCAGTTAAAGAATACAGATGGTTCTACTGAAACAACTGTTGTAGGTGGTGGAGCAACAACTGGTCTTACTTTCGAGACTATTGAAGACCCATACATTGGTGTTTCTAATCTATTCCCAATGGAATCAGAAGTATCTACTGGTACTGGTATGTTTAACGCAAAGTATCAGTTTATTCTTCATAACTTACACGACATAGTTAATTATAACATAACTCATTACTATATGTCAATGGCTCATCTATCTCTTTTAGATGAGATGTTGGTTGGTAAACAGCAACTAAGATTCAATAGACACACAAACAAGATTCAGATTGATACAGATTGGGATCAACTTTCACTGGGTAACTATATTGTTGTTGAAGCATATAAAACTGTAGATACGTCAAATGGTTCTGATGTTTGGAAAGACCGTTTCCTACAAAACTATGCATC